ATGGCGATTTCAGAGGCTTGGCTAAAAGCTCAACTTGGTAAAGACAGAGAAAAAATAGAAGAGTTCGCCGATCGCGATGCTATGAGTGTTCGTATTACTCCGAAAGGTAAAATCGTCTTTCAGCTACGCTACAGGTATAACGGCAAGCAGCATCGACTAGATCTTGGCTCATATCCAAATTTAACATTGAAAAATGCACGCGTAGAATCAGATCGTCTTAGAGCAGAACTTGAAAAAGGGCTTGATCCCAAACAGGTAAGATTGAAAGAGAAGGTGAGCATTAGAGATGCATACACACTAGAGACTTTGTTTTATGAATGGTATGAGAAATTCTGTGTACCCAATAAATCTAGTCATAATGAGATAAAGCGCTCTTTTGAGATATACGTGCTTCCAAATATTGGCAAACAGAATAGTGATGATATAAGCGCATATCAGTGGCTTTCATTACTGGAGGATGTAGCAAAGAAATCACCTTCAATTTCTGCTCGTCTTTTGATTAATGCAAATCAGTGCCTCAAGTGGGGGCAGAAGCGCGGCTTAATCTCAGCCAATCACCTAATGAATGTTTCAGCCAAGCATGACCTGCGTATTGAAAAAGGTGTAAAAGAACGAGCGCTGAGTGACAAGGAAATCTATTTAACTTGGTATGCCCTAAAGCGAACCAAGATGACTTATAAAAATAAGCTGTTTCTCACACTCTTGATTATCTACGGCTGCCGCGTGGGTGAGCTTAAGCTTGCTAAAAAATCTCATTTTGATTTAAAAGAGATGATATGGACTGTTCCTCCTGAAAATCACAAAACAGGGAAGAAAAGTAAAAAGCCGATTTTAAGACCAATTACGGAAAACATTAAACCTTACTTGCTTGAAGCAATGGAATTCAGCCAAGGTTCTGAGTACTTGTTTACAATTGATGGGACTTCAAGGCCGCTAGGTGAGACATCCCATCTCACAATGCCAAACAACATTTTCCAATGGCTTAAGAGGCATAAAGGTGTTGATCTGGAGCACTGGTCTGTACATGATCTTCGCAGAACTATGCGTACCAATATGTCAACGATTGCACAGCCTCACGTATGTGAGATCATGTTGGGGCATGCTCTTCCAAAGATATGGGGTACATACGATAAGCATGATTATCTATCTGAGCAGAAAGAAGCCTACGAGAAGTGGATGGATAGACTGGAATCAATTTGGAAGAATGAAGCGCTAGATAACTAGCGCTTTTTTTTGTAGTGGCCACGATTCATACCAACCCAGTAGTTTGCCTGAATCATAGTTATTTCCTGCGCCTCTGCATTCAGAAAACGGCTTAGGCATTGGGTTTTCATAAAGCTCGCCATTCTGCCAACGGTTTAGAGTTCGTGATGACCTACCAAATATTTCCTCTAAGTCAGGAGTTTTTAGTACTGGGCGTGAACAAAGCGCCTCTTTAATAGTCATTCCTTCAAACTTATTCATAATACCTCCTTCTTAATATCAATTAACTCAAAGGGTAATTTGGTGTCCAAGCCCTTGCATTCATCCTTATATCCAAAACTTACAAGGATGTGATAAAGGGCAGAGGCTTGCTCCGCCGTGAATGTTTTGGTTGTGCCTGATTGACCTATAACAAGTGGTGCAAATTCTTCGGCAAGTTCTTGGGCGATGTGTTGGAGGTTAGTCATTGGCTGGCTCCTGTGCTTCAGCTCGTTGTTCAGCAATGCATTCTTCTAAATGCTTAATGCATTCTTGTTTTGAATCGAAAGGTCCTTGCCAGCACTCATTAAAGAAAATGTCCCACTCCTGATCCTCTTTGATCCAGTTCATTTGAACTTCACCATAGTATGGAACGTCGTGTGCCCACCAAACTTCGTTGTCATCTGTGCCGAATTTAATTTTTGAGTTTTGGGCAATTACCTCAGCCTTATAGACTTCCTCAGCATGCTTGATCAGATTGGCTACAGGTGTTCCTTTCATAAACCACAATTTATTGATCATGCAATCGGATGTAAGAGTTTGTTCAGGAGCAGCTTGGGCTGTAGCTGCTTGCCATAATTTCCAACCTTGATCGATTTCGATGTACTTGTAATCGCCATTTTCTAAACGAGGATATGGTCGTTTGACGATAGGGGAAAATATTTCGCTGTATGCCTGTTCAAAACTTTCAGGTGCGACTGGGATTTGGGCTGCTTGCCAACCGATCCAACGATCATTTGTCTGAGCGTTATAAAAAAGGAATCCGTTTTGAGTTGACTCACCATCAACACACCAGCCACTATTTACAGCAAAATCCGTAAACTCTTTTTGAATATCCATCACGCCACCTTTAAACTTTTGAAATGTTGACAAACATTCCGAATGATTTTGAAAAGCCATTTTTCTTCACGTTGAGTTGTATGTCTTGAATTGGCTGTGAAGACTTGAACTAAGTGTTCTTGAATTTCACGCTCATACCAGCAATCAATAAAATAATCTTCGATTGCATCATGGCCACAACTGCCACGGTAACCAGTCCAAGCGCAATCCCAGCAGCGAATAGTTACTTGGAATGCCTGATTGCCATACCAAGTAATAAACACATCAATTTGATCAACACCATTTGAAGCAGGGATGTGGTGCGTTCGCACTTCTTGAATTCCCATCACACTCTCCTGAGCAAACATCTGCGCAAAATCCTGATTAATTGTTTAAATTGCGCAAATAATTGCTCTAAACCTTTATTTAATTTCGTTTTCACGTATTGCGAATTTCCATCACGCCACCTCAATTGCTTTACGTAGGTAAGGATCTAAGTCATCTTGACGTAGCAACCAAGACACATAACTTGGATCAATGTCTTGGATGGCAGTACCTTTATGCTTTCCAAAAGTTATGTACTTCGGTATACGGGCAGTTTCTGACATGATGTACAGAGAGTTCATGTCTTTAATGCCCAGCTGCTCTACTAATGTTTTTAGAATTACACCAGTGAAATAGATGTCTGCTTTAGCGTTGTGGGCATGTCGAAGGTGTTTTCGTGCAAGCTCCAAATCATCCATAACGTGGTAGTACATAGCGCCTAATGTGTGTGGCAAGTCAGGCCATACCATGCGACATAAAGCCAATGTGCAAATTCCTTTGACCGTGAAGTCTGGCTGGCATTTCTGAACAGCCTTAATGTCATAATCAATATTGTGGCCAATCAGGTATTGAACACCTTGAGGCATTTTGAATGTGTCAAAGCTTGGCTTTTCAGCAATATCAGTTTCAAGAATGTGGTGCGTTGCTAAAGCACCCAAAGCGATAGGCTCAGGGCACGAAAAGTACTCATCAAAAACTTGCTCTTGATTAACCACCAACATCCCTTGCTCAAAAGAGCAAGGTGCATAAGCAATTTCAATTGGGTAACCATTTAGGTCGTGTGTTTCCGTGTCTAGGATTAATACGCTCATTGACTGATTCCTGATTTAGCCAACTGTTCAAGTTCTTTCATAACTTTCTGGATTTGGGTTGAATCAATTTCCATAAGAGAATCTATACCCAAGTGCTCACAAGCTGTTTTCACATCTAATCCACACTGGTCTATAAATTCCTGTAATTCATCCCGTAGAGCTTCTGAGATCCCATTAAATTCAGGAGGTTCTATCCATGTATCGCGCGGTATATCGAATGTGCAGCCGAGTACTTTCGCTCGAGCAAGCATCGCTTGACGCATGTTTTGATAATAAGTGTGTTCTTTGTCTAGCTTTAGGGTCTCGGTCAGGTGATTTAAGTCGCTTGCATAAACTGCTTCTTCGCAGCTTTGTTTCCAGTTATCCAAATCCTCAAGTGCTTTATTTAATGCAATTTGAGCAGGGGTAAGCGTGTTGATATGAGCCTTCGCATCTGCAATTAAGTCTGCAAGAAAAGTAGGGTGTAACTTAAGATCAGGTACCCAAACCTCACCAGTCTCACCACCTAAAGCACCTGAATTTTTCGCATGGTGTGTTGGGGATGGCTTGAAGTTAATGACTCTCGCATTTTTACCTTCACCAGTAGTTACAGTGGTCAAATAACCCATGATGTCTGCAATACGGTAAAGTTCATTTCGGTTCTTACCACCAAGCTCAGGACGGTAGATGATTTGATCACCGCTTTGGTCTTCTGAGGCATGGGCAATAAAGACGACATCCTTACCAAAGCTTAAAAGCGTATTGATGTACTGCTTAAATTTCATGTTTGCTAAGCCTTGGGCTTTTAACTTGAGTGCACCATCTTGCTGACGGTTATTCGCAGTTTTGAGCAAATGTGTCTTGATGGATTCAAGCATTGCGCCCACGGTATCAATAACAACCGTATTGAAAGGTGCTAAGTCTTGTTCAGTAATGTTTTCAATATCTGACCACTGCTGAACTGGAACAACAGCTCCGCGACGAAGTTCACCAGTACGGTGTGCACCACGGTCAAAGTCAAATGAAATGGCTTTATCTGCGGTGAATCCTAAAGACGTTTTACCAAGCCCCGGATCTGCATAAATGTAAGTAATAATCGCACTTACGTTTAATGCTTGGTCTGCTGGAATAATAGGTATAGCCATGAGTATTTCCCCTTATGCCCAGAACAGTGAGCCTTTAGCTCGTTTAAATGATTTTGGATAAGAACGTGTAAGTGACTTTTGAAGGCGAATAGCCATAGTTTTTCTTTGTTGGAAAGCTCGTTCACGTTCAAAGTTTTCACGGATCCAAGGTTTGGCTGCATGAACCTCAAGCGTGATTAACTGTTCGGTACCATCCTTATTGACCACATAGATATGGCGGCCTTTTTCAAAGTAGGTTGAATGGCCGAGACGCATACGGATGTTGCCTTCTTCATCTTGGCTGATGAACTCAGAAAACTTTTGAGTAGAAGTAGTCATTAGCCTGCCTCCACTAAACGATGTTTTTCGATATAACCCTTAATAAGAGCATTGAAGTTCTGATGGTCGATGTGGTTTGTGAAGTCGTTGTATGGATTGCCCAGGGCATCTGAAACGGTCACTTCATCAAGGCTGGTTACGTCTACTGCAGTGAATTCACTACCTGGTACGCCGTAGCTGTCTTCAAATGCTTCAACTTCAAAACGTGCAGTAACGCGGAAACCATCCAAACGAATAACAGCTTCGCCGTGGTTACCACCAGTCATACGTAATGCAAGGAGTTGATATTCAGAAGGTGCTACGTTGGCAACGATAGGTTGAGCAGCTTGCGGTGAGCTCTTAAACCCACAGCTAAGCACGCCTATTGTTACAGCAGCTACACCAAGAGATATCTTGATGCTATTGAAAGGGGATAAGGTTTTGTTCATAATTGATCTCGCAGTTTCTGTAAAAGCACTCAAAGGGTTCGAAGTCTTGAGTGCTTTTTTAATGTCTGTGGGATAAATATAACTATAGTTATTTTTATAGTCAATAGAAAAGCAAATAAAATATATCTAAAGTTATATAAAATTATAGTTGTAAGAATTTTTATGTTTTAATAGACAAAAGAAAACCCAACATCAAAAAGGTGATGAAAATGAGTCTTTCGGATGAAATATTTGAATGGCGTAAGCAATTTATTGAAAAACTAATATTGAATGGTGTGAAGCCAGAAGATGCGAGGGTGCAGACAGATGCAGCACAGGCACTTATTTATAAGGATTGTATAGTTACAGCGACAATTGAATGTCCTATTGAATTTGTAGAAGAGTTAAACACCATTCTTCTGGATTTCTCGCAAAAGAATGGTTGTCTTGTAATTGCTAAGGCTAGTTACTAGACGAGAGTCGCCCAGCTGTAGCTGGCTTTAATCGGGTTCTACTTTTGTCGCACTCACCCTTAACTTCGGAGAGTGAAGCTTCATAGGTTTTAACCCAGTCAGATGCAGTAGTGTCCTTATTGGCAAGTTTTGATTTAGTAAGCTCTAACGCTAGGGCTTCTATAATTTCAGGTTTCATATTTTCTCCGATATTTATGAATGATTGAGAACAATGTTGGTGCAGAGCCTCAACTTCATAATATCAGGGGAAATATGGATTTTTAAAAAGAAAACCCACCGCTGGGGTAGGTTAAATGCAGTTTGTTATGATTAAAAATGTTGAAAAATAGAAAGTGGAATTATTCCAGCCGGCACACAGCTTAAATTATATCAAAGCTGTGTCACTCTTTTAGAAGATGTTTACGTAGACGTAAATCAGGAGTGAATTGATAAAGCTATTAAAGACCAAGAAGATTACTTCAAAGGTATTAATTGCTGTTGCCTACCTAAAGGTTAGTCTTAATCCATTCAGAACCACGTGCGTTGAATCCCTTCCATGCAGCTTCTCTGGCTAATTTAACAACGAGGAGCTCATCATTTGAATCTATAAATGGAGCAAGTACATCCCGAATATCTGTTGCTGTACCTGGATGTTTTATAATCCAAGTAGAGTCTAGGTGATGCCAATATCCATTGGCAATTTCTTTTATTTTCTCAATAAGTAGAGAGTAATCTTGCCCACTTTTATTAAGATCATAACCAATTAAATATGAATTAAAAGCCATACTTATTAATCCTGAGAAACTTTAGGGTTAACTTCACTTGCATCTACGGCATTTGGCACGTCTTTAGGGACACTTTGCAAGCTAAAACTTGTAAAAGCAAAATGAAGGCTAGGCTTACCTATGTCATGATTCGAGGGTAAAGGCATTTGTCCTGCTGCCATTTCCATTTCAAAATTTAAAATATAATGACCTTCATTTATATCAAATTGCTTAATAAGCAACTTAACAATATCTTCAACACTAATACTTGTTGGCATCTCGATAGAAGGCTGCGATTCTTCATTCATGAAACAATCCTTAATTTTGTATTTACTATTGAAGTAGTCACTTGATAGCCATTATTATCATTATATGAATTATAACTATTGAAATGATCAACTGTGACAAGGCTATTCATCTGAGAATTTATAGAGACAAGCGTCTGAGACACCTCATCAATTGATTTACCTAAATCGTGTGGATTGTCGGTGAAATTCTCAAGAGCTTTGTTAACACAAGCATTCAATGAACAACCCATCTGCAATGCTTTAAGAGAAAGTTTCTTGTGGAGATCAGGTGAGGTGCGAACGTTAAAAACCCCATTCATAGGCTTGTCTGGGCTTTTTTCGTTTTTTTCACAAAACTCCAAATAGCTATCAACTGCCTCATGAAAACTTTGCTCTAATTCATCTATAGAATTACCTTCATACATAATTAAATCATTAATGAATAATATTTTTCCGAACATTATCCGATCTTCGTAGCTCGTCTCTATAGAGCCATCAAAGTCTTTATATTTCATAGTTTCCATAGTCAAACCTCACCACTTTCACTGTTTACTGAATCCCAAATATCCAATTCATCAAGCTTTTCAATCAAAGCTTTAACTTGGTACATCTTAAGGATTTTATTGGGGTGTGGCTTATGTATATCAATCACAATTTTGGATTTGCTGTGAATGAATTTTGTACCGGACCCACTTGTGGATTCATCACATGAAAAACCTTTTCCAGAAAGCAAGGAAACAAGTTCATTCCAATGAAAATCTTTGGGTTTTGTACGTAACCTATCTTCAAGCTTTCGTTGTTTACTCATACTAACCCATTTCCCTATCAGCACAATGGCTGTAACTACATTTTAGTTACGTTTTGTATTTATGCAATCATATTTTTCCAATATCGTTAATTTTATAAAAAAATTCAATTCTGCTTTGTATTTTAAAAAACTGCATCGGGTTCGCAGTTTAAAAAATCATAGAAACCCAACAAATGGTAACTACAACAAAGAGTAAGCCTAGTTTTATGTAGTCAAATTTGTTCATCTTATTAATTTCAAGTCATGCTTGGGGTTTAGAATATTTTCCTAAAAAGTCATCTATCCACCCCTGTGCCACTTCAATATTGGTTATGTCGGCCAGCTTCAGGTTAGTGCCTTCTTCCTCATTAAAGCCCTCAATAATCGCTTCAAAGATATTTACTTCACCAATAACCTCACTTGCTATTTCCGCAGGGTCGTAGCTTTGTTTGGCTTTTTTGAGCGAGGCTATTTGTTTATCAATTCCTGCACCAATTTTTTCTAATGCCAATTTGAATTCTTGACGATTAATTGTTAGCGCAGTTTTGGATTTATTAAGTGTTGCTATCATTATGCTTTCCTCTTTTAGAATTATCATTGCCTGGGAAAGCGGTCTTACACTAGCCTAGCCCTAGCGTCTAACTCGCTTTACAACTTGTTTCCACCAGTACTGCCCTAATATAGTTATACCTTCTGATTCTATTTTGCTAGGGGAGTAGTATTCGTCAGGAAATTGATTTTTATCAGGGTTTGCTGAGACAGCCTTAAAGCCACCCTTACCTTCATCACTCCAATTAAACAAGTATTTAATTTTTGTATCATCCCCAACCTGAAAAGCATAAATTTCACCGTCATAGATGGTTCTGGCGGACATATCAATTGATATGGCTTGCCCATCTTTTAATTTAGGAAACATGCTTTCCCCGCGAACATGAATCACTTTGGTTGCGGATGGTTGAACATTACACTCTTTAATTAGATCAACAGGGAAAAGCATCTTATTGTTGCTTGGCTTTTCTAAATTTAAGTAGCCATTGCCGGCACTCACAAATACATCATCATAATAATCAATAGCTACGTATCCATCTGGAACGGGATCGCCAGATTGATAGATACTAACCTCCATCGCAGATATATCGGCATTGCTTTTTTCTGGAGTTGATTCACTACCAGTTGTTAACCATAGAGGGTCAACATTTAAAAAATTAGCAATCAGTGGAAGGAAAGATGATTTCAGATTTCGACCAGATTCCAAGGCTTGATATGCAGGCTGAGACATTTTCACAGCTTCCGCTACTTCTGCTTGGGTTTTCCCCGCACGCTTTCTTGACTGCTTAAGCCTGTCTTTTAATTCCATCTTTCAGAACCTCAAAATCTTAATAACAAATATATAACCTTGGTTATATGAGTTCAAATAGTTATAGTTATTGACTAAAAATAACTATAGTTATAATATTGGTTATATCTAGTGAGGATATAACTATGAGTAACACCACAAATAATATTTTCCAGTTGCTCGTAACCCATTTTGGTGGGCAGGAAAATACAGCAAAAGCCCTTGGGGTCAAACAACCAGCAGTGTCTGGCTGGGTGCGAGGCTCAAAAAGAATGTCTGAGATCGTTGCGATGAGAGCCCAGGCGGCGACAGATGGAAAATTCAAAGCGGTTGAGTTATGTCCATCTCTTAATGATTTCAAGCAATTGGCAATATAACCAATTATCACTTTGTCAAACCTTGAAAGAAACGTGAAACAAATAAAGGATTTCACAAATGCAAGAAATAACACTAAGCCGTGAAGCTCAAACGGCAATTTTTAAAATGATTAACCAGACGCAGGGGATTTCACCTAAGGAAATTGCTCAGGTCACTGGTGACTCACATAACACGATTTGCAACTACGGCAACGTAGGGATGCCAAATCACTTACCGAGTTTGAAGAAGCTTGAAACCATAATGATGTATACGCAGAACCCTGAAATTTTAAAGGTGTGGGCGCATCAGATGGGATACGCATTAGTACCAGTGGATTGTGACTCAAGCAAACATCATGAGCTATCGATCTTTGAAGCAATGATGCAGCACAACATTAAGAGCGGAAAAGCAAACCGAGTTGTGTATGAAGCTTACGAGGATGGGGTAATTACACCAGCGGAATACGAAGAGATCCACCAAATTACCCAAGGCTTGATCGAGTTGATTACCGCCGTGGATCAGGCAGCACTTAAGCAAATGCAGAAGTACACAGCAAATGCACAAAAAGAAAAAGCCTGATCTTGGGGATCAGGCTTTTCAAATATTCAATTCAGAGGGTAAATCTTAATGAATAACATTAATTTAGCACAACAAGTCATTGAAGACAATATAGATCTTTTAAATGGGGATGCAGTTGTACTTAATGAAGTCATAGGTAACTTCGATGAAATTTATAACGTTGTGGAAGTCTATGAAAACACCGTGGATGTGTATATCGGTATTGGCATTTTAACCCTAAACAAAAAGCTTGTTCGTAGTGCTTCAACTATTGAGCTCAATGCAAAACGCCGTCTCACTCTAGCTGAACAATCCTTAGCGGAGGTTCCATGATTACCAACAAGGCCATTCAAAAGAAGCCTGAGCATAAACAGGTGATGGAGCTTCAATCATGGTACGAGCCAGCACTCCGCACATTAGATGGATTGCTGGAGATCCGTAGGGCAAATCTACGAAAAGTAAACGGTGATGAAAAGAATGCTGCCGTAACGCGAGACGAGTTTATGGAAATGCTGATCAATGAACATCGTGTTTCTGCTTGGTATGCAGGTGAAATCATTTCAAGCCTGCATCGAGCAGGTCAGATTTTTATGTTTGGACGTTTCATTAAGGCGGGTGAAGAGTGAGTAATAAATTTATACCAAACTCATTCATGGTCGCTAATGCGTTTGTGGATGAAGCAATGAATAAGATCAGCGATGCATCTGTGAAGATCTATCTCCTGATCATTCGTAAAACACGTGGCTGGACGAAGGAGAGCGATGCGCTTTCTTTACGCCAACTGGAAAGCCTATCTAGGAAAAGTCGTCCTACAGTCATTAAGTGCTTAACTGAGCTTGAAGAAGTTGGGCTGATCAAGAAGCACCATCAATCCAAATATGGAAATGTATTTTCGCCAGTCGATAACTATGACATCGGCAATATCATTAAATTTCCATCTAAAAAAGTACTGGTGAAGACTTTAATTTTGTTCAAAAAAGAGGTGGTTAAAAATTTTTACCACTTCGGATATGGAGAAAATACAGCACAAAATGCAGTCGAATTTTACTTAAATTTGGGCAATCAGAAATCTGTACTGGTTAAAAATTTTAACCACCTTGATGCTGTGGATAAATTCCCAATGTGGTCAATATTTTTAACCACCTTAAACAACAAGTGGTCAAATATTTTAACCACAGGTGGTAAAGAATTTTTACCGCAAGTGGTAAAGAATTTTAACCCACAAACTAACACTATCAAAAAACACTATCAAAATAAAAAAGAGAGCTGGTTTGTTTTAAAAACTTTGAAAGATGAAATTGCTTTGGCAAATGATTCAATTCCTGTTGAGAAAATCACTGAGGCAACTTGGTTCACTCGAGAACTTTCAGCATTTGAAAATTTCAACGAAGGCAAAAATCACAATCCACAATTCTTGACCTACCTGTTTGCTGATTGGTTGATCCGTGCGTATTTCAAATATGAAAAACAAGCTGCTGCAAAAACCGTGGTGGATGGATCTACAGCCAGTGGCTCTACGAATACCAAACGTGAACCAAAGCAACTCACTGAAAAACAAATTGCAGCGTTTGCTCAGAAACTTGCTCATCTTCCTGAGTTCGCAAGTAAGCACAGCGCTCCGGGTGACTCTTACGAACAATTGGCATCACGAATCAAAATTAAACTCATGAATCCAGCACAGGCGAAGAAATGGGAACCATACCTCAAGCAAGTAGGGTTTACAGGCTCGCTTATAGGAGCTACAGCATGATCAAACCTATTCGCAAAAAGCTGAAGTTTGTACACGCCTTTGATTGCTTTGCTCAAATCATTGGACTAGCACTTAAAACAAATGGGCGAATTTGGTCAAAGGAAGTGAGTGAGCAAACGGGTGTATGTATTCGCTCAGCACAACGTTATTTTGCTCAACTTGAAGATTATGGATATTTGTACAGCGATAAAAATACGCCATGCGGATATCGGCCTACCGCGAAAGCCAAACAGTTGTTTGAGGTGAAGGGATGAAATTAAAAGTTGGTGATTTGGTTGTTCCTTATGACGAGGCTGAAGCAAAAAAACTAGCTAATTGGAATCCTCAAGGTGATTTGAAAGTCATTTTAATAAGTATTGGTAAACGGTCTAAAGAAACGAATGTAACGGCAGCGGATGAGCGAGGCGTTCGATATTACTCATTACATATGGCGTTCAAAAAAGTAAATGTTGCGGGTGGTGTATGAGCGAATTCGAAGAAGTTGGGAAATGGTCGTGGGAGGTTCAGGTGGAACAACAAGCCAGAATTGATGAGTTGCAAAAGCGGATTGATTCAGCATTTAAGATTACATCAAAAATGGCAGCTGCCACTAATGCTACAGCTCTGTGGGCATATGACTTGGATAAAGCCCTCCGAGGTGCCAGTGAGTAGCAGCTACTCCATTGCTGAATACAAAAAGATGATCGGTGCGAATAAGGCCAAAAGAGGATCTAAGCGCCCAAAAGTTAAAGGTGAAAAGGTGCAGAGTGAGGGTGAGGTGATATTGGCCACTGCACTGAGAGTTTTAAAGATTGAATTTGAGCAGGAGTTTAAGTTTCACCCTACACGCAAATGGAAAGCTGATTTCCATTTGAAGGGCAAAAAGATATTGGTCGAAGTGGAAGGAGGGATCTGGAGTAATGGCAGACATACACGGGGTAAGGGGTATTTAGGAGATTTAGAAAAATACAACGCAGCAACAATGATTGGTTATCAGGTAATACGGTTTAGCACCGAACAAGTGAAAAGCGGCAAAGCGATTGAGCAAATTTTAAAATTAATAGGTTGATGAAATGGCAATGGTTAAGGTTTGGGACAAAGAGATAACAGGCAAGCTTTATGCGGTTGGTGATATTCATGGCTGCTACAACTTGCTTATGAGTCGCTTAAAAGAAATCAGTTTTGATTTTGAAAATGACTTGCTTGTTGCTGTTGGGGATTTAGTGGATCGAGGTACCCAGAATGTTGAATGCATCGAGCTATTGTCTAAGCCGTGGTTTACATCGGTGCGCGGTAATCATGAGGATTTGTGTATTTGGGGGCGATGTGATGTTCCTTCTAAGCGTTGCCATATTTCCAATGGAGGAGAGTGGTTTTACGAGCTGAGTGTTGAAGATCAATTTCAAATTGCTAAAACATTTTCTGCTTTACCTATTGCTTTGGAGGTTACACATCGAGGCAAGAAATATGGATTTGTTCATGGGCATATTGAACAAAATAACTGGGATGAATTTAAGCAAGTTCTCACCAATCCCTTTTTAAAAAAAATAGACGGCAGAAGTCCTGTCGATTTGGCGATATGGGGGCGTGACCGACTAGATGAGGAGAAAAAGCAGTACACCCATGTATCAGGAGTTGATGCGGTCATCATGGGTCACACGGTCACCCAAAAGCCATGCAAGCGCGACAACTGTTATTGGATTGATACAGGTGCGGTTCACTGGGGAACTATGACAATTTTTGATTTGAGTTTGATTTGAGGGGATTGGGATGAATGCAGTTATGGCAGATAAATTTGAACAATTTGAATGGTTGACTCATGGCATTACTGCAAAGTCGCCAAACTTTGAGCCACAAGCTCATGGCACTGGGGAGAAGCCTTTGAATTACGAAGATCGTTTAGGTGCCATTGCTACAATGGATACGCAGTTAGCGAAGTCGGTTACTTCATTAATTGTCTTTGATGGGAAGTGCGAAAGTGATTATGAATATGTGCGTATGCACCTAGTAAATATCATGCTTCAAAACGCCGTGGCTGATAAGAAACGGGAGCCTGAGCAAATCACCATGAATCATTTGGCTTACTTAATTGCACGCATGGTTATAGATTTCTCTTTAGATCCCCAGCTTGAGAATAACTTCACTGCTCAAGGACGTTTGTATTATGCGGGGATTAATACCATGCAAATGAATGTTGATAATTATCGGATGACATGGAAGCAATACGAAAAGCTAATGGTCATGGCGATCGAGTCAGCAATTAATGAAGCATCAAAATCAATAGAGTTGTATAAGAAAAATACTTACAAAGAATTAAAGGCATAGGTATTTCGTTTTTGCGAAGACTAGGCTATAGTTTCACTATACTGGTCGTATTACGGTTTATCCGAGACCAAACAAGTTTATATACCCGGCTCCTCTAGGCTGGGTATTTTTTTAATTACAAATTCTTACATGACAATTCACATAAAGCTGACTAGAATGCTCAGTATTAGCTTCTCCATGAATAGTTAATATCAGTTTCCACCTGCACCTTCCCCAAGTTGCAGGTTTTTTTTGCTTCATTTTTTATTCGATTAATGATTTAATTATTTTGTTGTAAATAAAAACAACGGTTCCTTGTATCAGCGCAAATGACCAAGGGGAAAAGCCTTACAGAGATGTAGGGCTTTTGTTATGGCGGCTTGACTTTAATCGTAGTGGTTTAAATTTTAATGCCGCCACCCAGATATTTACCAACTTCAAGGCTCGGTCTAATGACTGGGCTTTTTTAATGCCTGAGATTCTATAAACCTGACTCACTGGTGATCTTATGAAATAACGTCAGCCATTAGGTAATTCGGATTTGTGACGCTATGCATTCATTTGCTCAGCTAAAAGCGCAAACGGTGGGATGCTGAAACCAGCCGTATAAATTGGTTTGAATCCAATGTGATTTCGTCACATATTGAGTTAGCCTTAGAGCCATAAATTGTGGGTGACACCCCGACTAATCAAGATGAAAGACGCAAAGCGGATCAATAGCTAACTTTGAGAAGTTTATTGTGTCGAGTAGCGGTAGATCAGTTGCCGAGCTGGTCAATATCGTAATCTAAGGCAAGGGTGTGGTAGATCACCACATCCTTTTTTAAGCGCCATTAGCTCAATTGGAAAGAGCATGGGTTTTCTATACCAATGGTTGTGGGTTCGAATCCTACATGGCGTGCCAGATTTCAAAAGAAAGCAAACCTGTCATAGATAGCGCATTACCGGAAATATTGCGCTGAGGCATCCGGTGGTTTGCTTTGCTTATGAGATCAAAAGGAGATCCGCATGCTCCAATTATTAATGTGCTTATTCGGCCTACACGGTGCGACTGAGATCGACTACACGATTGATGATGAAGAAATCAAGGTGTGCCGTGATTGCTTGAAAGAGATTGATTGACCCTGCCACTTCGGTGGCTTTTGCCGAACGTATTACGGCACATAGAACCCCGCTCAATATGCATTATTGGCGGGGTTTATCTATTTTTGACTAATGTATAAAAAATAAATAAACAAAACTATTGTGAAACAAAAAAACGTTCCACGGTATTGCATATCAGCGTTATATGGTATTAAATAAGCTGAGTAAAGGTAAGATATTTCTTACCTTTTGCTGTCTTTGAAAGAATGTAAATTATTGAATTTGAGATAAATATGAAAGCCGTCACAGAATTTCGACAATGTTAAGCTCACTGGCGTTTTTAACGCTACAAGTTTTGTTGAATTTAAATTTTGATAAGTGAGGTGAAGTATGGAAAATAAAAAAAATACTGCAGTTGATTTTGCTAATTTAATAATCACTTATGTAAAAGATCTACCAAATAGAAAAGGTAGCCTGACGCCTATTAAGTTACAAAAAATACTTTATTATGTATATGTAGAGTGTCTTTTAAAGCACCAAGTAAAACTTTTCGATACGCCAATTGAAAAATGGAAATTCGGCCCTGTGGTTGCCTCCGTCTATCATAATTTTAAAACATACGGAACTAATCATATTGCAGATCCAACTCCTAGTTTTGTATTTGATTTTAATGAAAATGGTTTTCATTACGAGGAAATTCCCTTCACGCAAGACTCTGTTGAAATATGCTCTGATGTTCAAAATACGATTCGACAGAAGGTTGCTGAGTTGATTGATGAAAACCCTTTTGATTTGGTAGAGCAAACTCACAGAGAGGAACCATGGAAGAAATACGAATCACAAATTCTTAAAGGTGAGCGTGGTTTAGTTTATTCAGATGAAGAGTTGATTGGTTTCTTTTCAAAAATCCGAGAGTTGTAAATTTGATGATTACTGGAGATGAGCTCCTTAGGCGATTTCTAAAAAGTTGTATTGAGGATCCAGCAGATGGAGCTCATCTTGATGATCTTCTAAAGGTTTTTTTAGGGGTTTTGCATTTTTACAAGTGCATAGAGGGGCATCCAACTCCATATCATGATATTACTCAATTTATTTATAATTATAAAACAGAAATCAGAATTGATGATTTAAACCTAGTTATGGATGCACTAGAGCTTAAATTACAAGATTTTCCTGACGAAGCTTTTGCAAAGTGTTTTAGAAAATTTAGACGCAATATCCTACTTGCGGTAACTCAAAAATACTATATTCAAAAAGTTGCTAGCGATGTGTTGAGTACCGCTCGCAATGCATCTCTTGCGGCTAACGATGCATTGCAGACGGCTAGTGCAGCTTTAAATGCTGCAAATGAAGCTGAAGAAAAGGCAACTAGAGCTGCAAATTTATCTGGGAGTGCTAAAGAAACATTAGTGCATGCAAGAAAAGCGGCCAAAAAAGCTGAAGATGTTTCTAGTGATGCATTGAAACTAGCCGGGGATGCTCGCATACAAATCCAAGAAGCAAAAAAATCCTCTGAAAACATGATGGTTAACTATGTGACTATTCTTGGTATTTTTGCGACAATTATTATCACAGTATTTGGCGGCATTAATATTATTGGTTCGGCAGTTAAGTTGCTTGAGGGGAATAGTAAGTTAGCATATTTAGTTTTTGTTGTTTCTTTCTTAATGATATGTTTGTTAACCTTAATTCGTACACTAACAACTTGGATCAGCGCCTTAAATAATTACAGGGAAGAAAAAGTAATAGTTGGCAGTCCAAAAAGCTTCTATAGAGCTTCAGTAATTTCATTTTTGACAGTTGTAGTGGTAGCAGGAATTATAAGTTATTTTAATAAACCTCAAGAAACATCACAAAATAATGATGGCAAAGATAAACCAAATTCAAGTAATGTGTTATTCATGAATATCGAGAAATAAAAAATCAAATCTATGCAAACCACCTTCGGGTGGTTTTTTAATGGGCACAATTTATGAAAAGACCGCAACCACCAGAACGACTTCTAAATATTGATCCATTGGATAATGTTGATTTTGAGCCTGCAAAAGAGCTTGAAGAGTGGATTATCGATACCTTTATTTCCAGTGATGGAAAGCTTTATAACTCGGATCATGCACATATATCGCCGTGGTCTAGTACCTTATTTAAAGTTCTATGGGCATCTTCTGCATTCATCAAAGCTGACAGAGTTGTATTGGGCCAAACCGAGAAGTTCGCACCAATGGCGGGTGGCTGGCGAAAGTTACGACAAGAAAAACAAATGATTGATTGGTTTGGCTGTGTGCCTGACTTCATTATTACCATTGATGCAAAGTTCGCCTCACAGGCAAGTGATACAGAATTTTGCGCATTGATTGAGCACGAGTTGTATCACTTGGGTGCTAAGCGGGATGAAGATGGGAATTACCTAATTAGTCCCTCAACAGGTGAATACAAATATTATTTAAGACCGCATGATGTTGAAGAGTTTCATGGTGTGGTTCAACGCTATGGTGCATCAGAAGATGTGCAGAAGATGGTAGACCTTGCTAACGATGGACCAACAATTGGAAAAGCTAAAATTGCACATGCTTGTGGTACCTGTCTTCTAAAATTGGCTTAAATTTTTTTGCCATTTTACTTGGACGTACTTGGACGGATTTAGATAAATGGCAAGACTTAATAAACGGGTGAAACTCTATATAGTTCGGTCATTAGCAACCTATGAGACACCCACTGAAACCGCTAAGGGCGTCCAAGAAGAATTTGGCATTGTAGTAACGAAACAACAGTGTGAAGCATACGACCCAACCAAAAAGACAGGGCAGGATTTAAGCGAAGAATTCAAAAAGGAATTTTATCGAATCCGAGAGGATATGAATAAGAACGTTAATTCAATTCCAATTGCAAATATTGCTTATCGTTTAAGACGACTTCAAAACTTTATCGATCATGATCGCTACAAAGATAACGCCGTGATTGTTCCTGATCTATTAGAGCAAGCTGCAAAAGAAGTGGGTGGGCTCTATACCAATCGTAAAGAAATAACTGGAGCTGATGGTGGACCAATAAAAACTGAGAATGAACAGACACAACCCGCTATGTATACCCCTGAGCAGCTTGCTGGGATGTCAGCACAAGAGCTATCTCGCTTAGCAATTAATGGCAAATTATGAGTTACGCAATTGAAGAAATAGCGCCCCTCATTAAAGAGTGGACGATTAACACACGTTTGCCTGAAGTCATTGCTGAGATGACCAGACGCTATTATTACCGAGCAGTAATAGAACAAAGCGAACTCAGCATTCAGGCTGAGATCTACAAGTGCAAGAATGATCCAGCACATTGGTTCAACCATTGGGTGTGGACCTACGATCCAAGGGGGATGCCTTTTGGATTACCGGCAAATATTCCGTTTGTACTTCGTCCTGGTCAAGTTGAATTGGTCGACTGGTTACTTGAACGTGAAAGCACTCAAACCCATGGCTTAATTGAGAAGAGTCGTGATGAAGGTATGAGCTATGTTGTGCTGGGTTTTTACCTGCATAGATGGTTATTTGTCGAGGGTTTCGCTGGTGGTGTAGGTAGTCGCAAAGAGGATCTAGTTGATAAGAAGGGCGATCCTAAAACGCTGCTTCATAAGTTCCGAGATATGTTCTCAAAGCTACCTGATTGGATGAAGCCGAAAAGTTTCGTCGAAAAGGTCCACGACAACTATATGCGTATTATCAATCCTGATAATGGCGCAACGGTTACGGGCGAGGCTGGAGACAACATTGGCCGTGGTGGACGTACCACAATGTACTTTCTTGATGAATGGGCATTCGTAGAGCGTCAAGAAGCTGTAGATGCAGCTATATCGCAGAACACCAACGTTCATATTAAGGGATCAACTCCAAACGGTATCGGGGACAAGTTTCATCAAGATCGATTCAGCGGACGTTACGCCGTGTTTACGATGGCGTGGCGGGACAACCCAGATAAAAACTGGACTGTCTCACTCCATGGGAAGCAGATTCATCCGTGGTATGAAAAGCAAATTGCGACGCTTGACGACATTGTCTTAGCTCAAGAGGTTGATATTGATTACGCCGCCTCAGTTGAAGGTGTATTGATTCCATCAGCATGGGTTGAGGCTGCTATAGATTCGCATATAAAACTCGAGATTCAGCCATCAGGTGAGCGTAATGGTGCACTTGATGTGGCAGATGAGGGTAAGGATAAAAACTCCTTTGCCTCACGTCACGGCATTGTTCTGCAGTACTTGGATACGTGGTCAGGCATCGGTGATGACATCTTTGGAACAACCCAGAAGGCGATCGATATTTGTTTAGAGCAAAAGTTGAATTTGTTCTTTTACGATGCAGATGGTTTGGGAGCTGGTGTTCGCGGTGATGCCCGAGTCATTAACGAGCAGAACAGTGCTAAAGGAATTGATGAGATCCAAGCGGATCCGTTCAGGGGCTCGGGCGCAGTTCATAACCCAGAGCTTGAGATGGTAGAGGCTCGGAAGAATATCGATTTCTTCGCAAACCTAAAAGCTCAAATGTGGTGGAGTTTGCGCATGCGCTTCCAGAACACGTACAGAGCACTACAAGGCATGCAATACGATCCTGATGCACTTATCTCGCTATCGACTGAAGATTTGGATAAGCGCGAACTAGAGCAACTTAAGCGTGAGTTATCACAGCCGACCTACAGTAAAAACGGTGCTGGCAAAATCCTTGTAAATAAGCAACCCGATGGTGCCTTGTCACCTAACCGGGCTGATAGCGTCATGATCTGTTTTAGTGATATCAAGCCGCCTGCACGATTAAGACCAGGAGGGGGAGGTTCACGAAGTTTCTAAAAGGTTTTTAAGATGGCAAAGAAGTCAGAGAGTAAGAAAACAAAGCCTAAATCAGCTGGCTTAATGACAGAGGTTGCTGTTGAGAACCTTGCATTCACTTTGGGTCGCAAAGCTGATATTGACGAAGTACTTCGTCAGGCTGGGCTAACCCGGCAACGATTATCAGTCCTTATGGTAGATGATGAGATTGCACAGGCCATGGAGACACGCCTTGATGCAGTTCTCAATGCGCCGTGGCGATTTGTTGAAGATCATGGGGAGCAAACGGTTTTTCTAAAGGATTTATTCACTCGTTGGCATGCTGAGATCGTCTCAGGTGCATGGGAAGCTTGCCCTTACGGTTATTCGGTTATGGAGGCTAACTATGCGCTTACCAGTGACAGTAAATTTACCTTAAATGAGATTGTAGTTAAGCCTCTAGAATGGTTTGAACCTAAGAATGATGGACGCCTAATCTACCGACAAAATGCTACCGAAGTTGATGTGAATGCCAAATACCCACTCAAGTTCTTTTTGACACGCCGTAAACCTACATTCAAACAGCCTTATGGTGATCCATTACTGTCGAAGCTTTATTGGCTATGGTTCTTCCGTACCAATACAACAAAGTTTTGGGTCAAGTTCTTAGAACGTTTTGGTACGCCAATCTTATTGGGGAAAGTGGGTGGTAAAGATCGTAAACAGGATGATATTGATGCCATGACATCGGCTTTGCTCAATGCACATGCTCAATCAGTTATGTCTATTGGCGCAGAGGATTCTGTAGAAACTATTGGTGGAAGCTCTTCCAATGGTGGCAGCACAGCATTTGAAGCTTTTGACAATGTATTAACCCGCCGTATTCAAAAGGTAGTCTTAGGTCAAACGCTCACAAGTGGGACTGATGGTGTTGGAAGTCGAGCTTTGGGTGAAGTGCATAACGATGTTCGCTTAGATAAGCGTAATTCAGACCTACGCATGATCACGCCTACGATTCAAGAGCTCATAGACGCACTCTGCCTGCTGAACAACTTTGAAAAGCACACAATTGTCTTGGGTGGTGAACAGGATCTTAAGGTTGCTGTTGTTGATCGTGATATTAAGCTTAAAACATTAGGTGTTGAGTTTAATGATCAGTATGTGATTGAGACATACGGCATTAAGGCTGAGCATTTCAAGATGAATACTGGTGATGCAGTCCCTAACACCAAATTCTCTGCATTACCTCATCAAGCATTCAGCTTTAAGGCATCAGTTCAAAAACAATCACCTGAGCAGCAAGAAGTAGATGAACTGACAGATGGGCAGGGTGATCTTGAGCTATTGAATCAAGATCAGATTAAACAATTGGTGGCTGATTCGACGGATCCACAAGATCTAGCCAGCAACTTAATGCAACTCATCCCAATGGCTTCCAAGGCTCAGTTCAAAGCGAATTTAGACCAGGCTTTGTATGCAGGAGATGTATTGGGGTATGTGACGGCCAATAATGGAAGGTAATCTATGCAACCAGTCACATTTCTTGAAGCGCTGCATTATGCGCATAGTAAGAAAGTGGTGTTGCCTGATGAGTTTTACTCAATGGATCTTAAGACACGGCAGATGGCGACTACGGTTAGCTTTCTGTCGAGTCTTGAACAAGCTGAGTCAGTGATTAAGTCACTTAACAAAACCTTAGCATCGGGTGGCACCTTTAATGATTTTCAGAAGCTTGTAGCTGAATCTGAAATCGTTTTACCCAAGCATTACCTAGACAATGTATTCCGTACCAATATCCAAAGTGCATATGGCCATGGACGTTGGCAGCAACAGCAACGGAATAAAGAGAAACGTCAGTATCTAATGTATTCAGCTATCAATGACTCACGTGTGCGTCCTGCACATCTGGCATTGAATCGAATTGTATTGCCGATTGATCACCCATTTTGGCTAACGCATTATCCTCCCACTGGATTTCGCTGTAGATGCACGTGTATAGCATTAACTGAGAAACAGGCGCTTAAATACGGCATCACACCAGATGACAAGTTGCCCGAAGTTGCCGAAGCTTTGGATTGGAGCTCACATCCTTTGCAATTTGGAGAGTTTGAAGCTTTGGTGGATCAGAAGATTTCAAAATCATTACTGGATAAGGAATATCTACTGGAGCAGAAAGAAGCAATTAAGGCCGAATGGACTGCATCTAAAAAGCTGACTAGTCTTTTAGCCCCGATGGATGATAAATCGAGAGATCTATTCAACACGGTGGCCAATACGGTTATTCCTTTAGATCCATCCATTAGACCAAGTGCAATCAAGACTTTCGTGGATTATGTGCAGGGCAATGATGCTGCAATCACGAACTACCTAAATGCGTCTGTAAGCTCGAAAGCGGACGATGTTTTAAAGCAGTGGCTCAGACAGGACATGCAAGCATTAAGCGCCGTGGCGAGTAATTCTGCTTCAATCGTGACAGGCGGTGTGACCTTGCAGCATGTAGTCGCTTATGAAGTTGGGCAAACGATTCAATTTAATTCGCCATTACTGTTAGCTGAAAATGCTTCCGATGTGGTGTTGCAGATTGAGAATGCGAAAGGCTTAGGCATTGATCTAAACGAATTGAATGCTGGTCATGGCGTATTGATGCCAATGGGTTTGTCATTTGAAGTGGTTTCGATTGAGGCACTGAATGGCAAGATGATTTACACACTTAAAGCATTGGTGAATTAATGACTGAAAAATGTGAATCGTGTCGACGTGGTTTGGATGGTCGAAATGGTAATGGTTATTCGCCGTGTGGCTGCGAGAAAAGAGTGGTTGTGATTGGTAGCCCGTCAAGAGTGAATAATCTAGTACGTGCCATGTGTTGCGTTCTATCGCGACCACCTAAGAAACCATGATTAAAAATTAACTGAAGCCGCCTAAAGGGCGGTTTTTTAATGGAGCATGAAAAATGCCTGAACTTAATGAAGAGCAGGGCAAGTACCTATTCTCACTATCCGCGGTGGACATTGTTCCTCAGGTTGAGGGGGATAAGAAGCGAACCTTTAAAGGCACGGCTTACGGTGGTGGTCGTGTTGATGGTCACTGGTTTTGGGGTCGAAATGGTGTTGTTTTCGATCTTGAAGGAATTGAGATTCCAACCCCCACACCTTTACTAGAAGAGCACTTCAGTACAAGCCGAGTTGGTGTGGTGAAAGAAGTAGGTATCAATCAAAACATCACTGTGACTGGTGACTTTCTCCGCAATGCGAAAGCACGTGAAGTCGTGGATGACGCAGATGATGGTTATCCGTTTCAGATGTCCATGTTCATTGATCCTGGTTCTGTTGAAGAAGTAGGGCAAGGGGTGAATGTGGTTGTAAATGGACAGACCTTCACTGGACCAGTCGCGGTATTCCGAAATAACCGTATCCGTGAATTTACGATCTGCTCGACAGGTGCGGATCGAACAACGTCGGTAAATGCTTTCTCAGCAAAACCCGGCACAGCAAATCAACCTACAGAGGACACAGACGTGACCGAATTAGAAAAGGCGCAAGCCCGTATCCAAGAGCTTGAGACTAAAAACTCTGAGCTTGAAGCCCAAAACAAGCAGTTTGCTGCAGCCAAGCGTGAAGCTGAAATTACTGCTTTAGGTAAAGATCTGGGCAAAGAATTTAGTCCGGAAGATATTACCGAGATGAAGGCATTAGATGACTCTGCATTTGCATTCTCAGCTAAACAACTTCGTCAATTCTCAGCAGGTACTCAGCCAGCAGCTGGTCAGCAGCAGCAACATATTCCATCACACTTTCAGCATTTGTTCACTCACCAAGCAACAGGTGGTCAAGGTGGGCAAGGGCAAGGCGGTAATCAAGGTTCAGCACTTGATCAGGCATTTAACCAATTTGCTGCAGCTCAACAGGGAGCAAAAAATTAATGAGCACAATTACTCAAACAATCACCACAACACAACTTGTAGTTGGGGATGGTGTTCGCACAGAAAATGCAAAAGTAAAAACGGCCACAGCCTATAAGCGCGGTGATCTGCTCAAGATTGGAACAAATAACTTAGCGGATCACCCTACAGTCACTGAAGGATCGGTAGGTGATTGGAATGCGATTGCAAATACAGATATGACTGTAGAGCAAGCAACCTACCATGCAGCGAATGGTCTAGAAATGCCGATCTATGTGCAAGGTGCATTTGATATTGCTGTAGTGACTGTAAACGGTACCCCATTAACAGTTGGTCAGTACGATGCTGTGCGTGCACAGGCATTGGTCAACAAAATCGAACTTCGTAAAGTATCAGGGAATTAATTCATGAGTCAGACATTTACATTTCAAAATGCACCTGTGGAATTGTTGGATGTACCACAGTTGGTACTTCTTACTGATACAACCCAAAAAGTTGATACATGGCTAATGGATCGCTTCTTCCCACAACGTGTTTCGTACACGAAACAAGAAGTGCCAGTTGGTGAATTAAATACAGCTACTCCATTAGCACCATTTGTGACCCCGACGGCTGCAGGTCGACAGATTAAAGTTGGGGAATCAGGCAAAGTGAACTTCGTTAAACCTGCATACTTAAAGCCAATGATGACGGTTATGCCGAGTGAAGTACAAAACACTGCTTTGATTAGTCAATTGCGAAAATTCGGTGTCATTGCAACTGGTTCAAATCGTTTAAGTGACGCTGATCTTCTTTTGATTGACCAAGCACAAAAGGCTGTATATCTGCGTCAGTCTATTGAAAACCGTAAATTGCTGATTGCGCGTGATGTTTTGCTTTATGGCAAGACAACTTTCGCTTCTGCAGACTTTCCAATGTATGAAGTAGATTACGAGCGCAACGCTGCTTGTAATTTCGCTCCATTAATCAAGTGGGGGCAAGCTGGTGCTACACCAGTCAAAGATATTCAATCTATGATTGATTTGTCTGTGGAGCATTCAGGCACATCCCCAAGTATGGCTCTGACGACATCGAAGGTGTACAACACCTTGATTAAAGACCCAGAGTTTAAAGAAAAGTTTATTGCACCGTATGCTGGTATTAACGTACCACTCACACCAACATTTGATCAGATTGATAAACCTCAGTTCCGTGGCACTGTTGATAATATTGAATTCTGGACGTATGACGTTAAGCACAGCATTGGTGGTGGTCAATCAGAGCGATTCATTCCTGAAGACTTCTTTGGCTTAATCTCAGATGCGAATGGTTGGATTGCACATTGTGCATTGCAGAACGTAGAAGCGTTTGGCCAAGCTTTAGAATTTTACCTAAGCCAATGGCAGGAAAAGAACCCATCTAGCATTCAAATGCTAGCTGAATCATCACCGCTCGCAGTCCCTAACAACAAGAACGGTCTTGTTGGTGGTCGTGGATTTGTATAAGGAATAAAGCATGCCAAAGTACATTGCAAAACAGTCCCTCGGTCACTTCCGACCAGGGCAAGAAGTTAAAGGGCTTGAAGACAAACAACTTCAGGCCCTTTTAGCATCTGGAGCTATTGAAGAAGAAAAAGCTCCAGAACAACCTAAGGCTGATGGTACTGCTGAACGTTTAGCTGAACTTGAAAAGGAAAATGCTGAACAAGCAGGAACTATCAAGCTCATGACTGAAGACAAAGCGAAGTCTGATCAGGAAAAAGATGGGCTTGAAACGAAAGTTGCTGAACTTGAAAAGGCTTTAGCCACAACTGAAGCTGCTTTAAAGAAAGCAACCACCGAAGCCAAGAAAGCTACTACAGATAAGTAAGGTGACCCATGTACGCGACTGAAGCAAATCTAGTTGCGCGGTTTGGTGGTGAGATTGATGAATTGAAGTTGATGCATGCAAGTGCATCAACTGCTGTTCAGGATGCCTTACAAGACGCATCAGAAGAAATTAATGGGTACATCGGTGGTCGCTATCCTTTACCTCTGCCAAATGTGCCCAGTAATTTAGAGCGAATGGCGTGTGACATTGCACGCTATCGTCTTTATTTCCAGCAACCCACTGAAGAAGTGCGTAAGCGTTATGAAGATGCGGTTAGCTTTTTAAAGCTCGTTGCAACTAATAAAGCACATTTGCAAATTCAGAATGTGGAAACCAACCAGATCGTGGATGACCAACCTAAAAACAAACCATCTACAGCGCCAATAGGCACGACTTACACTGGTGGTGTCTTTGGTGATGATGTCCTTGGAAAAATGCCGAGCATTAAGTGAGGTGATGCATGCCAGGCACATTAATTGAAATCCGTGCCGATGGTGACTCAGCGATCTCTAAAGCCTTAAGTTTGTATGTAGATGTTGAAAAGCGTCAGTTAAGGCTTTACGAGCGCATGGGTGCCACCTTGGTGGAGAATATCCGCGATCGCTGGTCTCGTGGTGAGGGCTTATACGGCAAGTGGCCATTATCCGTCAGGGTGATGCGCCAAGGCGGTACCACGCTTCGCGATACATCGCGTCTAATGAACTCTATTACCAACAATACAATCAGCAATGGTTTTGAGGTTGGTACGGACGTTGAGTATGGAGCCATCCATCACTTTGGCGGTGAAATTAAACATGAGGCTCGTCAAAGCACGGTTTACTTCAGGCAGAACCAAAAGACTGGTGTTGTCGGTAATCGTTTTGTTCGCCAAACACGATCTAACTTTTCTCAAGACGTAAGCGTTGGTGCTTATACCGTGAAAATGCCTGCACGTGCTTGGTTGGGTTTAACTGTAGATGACGAGCAGGATCTATTAACCATTGTTGAGGATGTTGTTCTAGATGAGTGATGAAAATCTATATGCGGTACGAGATGAGATCGTAGCGCGCCTCGAGCAATTCATGGATGAGTGGGGTGTAAAGAAAATCTATACCCCTAAAAATCTAGGTATGACGACTGAACTGTCCCAAACCACACCCAACATTCAAGTGAATTTCCGCCGTACCAAAAGTGCAGGAGTGGTGAGCAAAGGTGATGCACTCAAGCTGAAAGTGGTTTGGGAAGTGACGGCTTGTTGTAAGCATGCCGCATCACAGGTGACGGATGGTTCTAAAGCATTCGATATGGCTGGTGATCTAACTATTAAGATCATCAAGAAATTGAGTGGCTGGGAACCTGAATCTAGTGCAGAACCACTGATTTATATGAATACAGAGGAAGACATTTCTAAAAGCTGTGTTTACTCAACTGTGGTTTTAGAGTCCGAGCTATTCATTCAAACCGAACCTGATTAAGGAATCTTATGAAAACGCAATACAAAGCCTTAAAGCCGATTGGTCCATGGGTGAAAGGTCAAATTGTGGGTGATCTACCACAAGAAAAAATTAAACAGCTTTTAGAGGATGGCGTGATTGAAGCAATCAAGCCTGAGGTAAAAGCAGAAGTTAAACCAAAAACTAAAGAGGTGCCGGCGAATGGCTAAGAAGTACATTTCATTGCGTGGTAAGTTCTCCCTTGCTCCAATTGTTGAAGGTGTTGTAGGTGCTATGCGAGAGCTGGGAAACATCCCAGACTTTACGCTCGAAATCACTGCTGACAAGATCGAACATACCGAGTCAATGTCAGGTGATGATACGACCGATTTGGTGCTATACAACACCACTGCGGTTTCGTTCAGTGGCACACTTGAGCAAGTTGATGCAGATAACCTGGCATATATCCTGTCGGGTAAAAATGTCGAAGTTACGACCAAAACCATAGCTGACCACGATTTAGGTGCAGTCACTAAAGGTCAGAAGATCAAACTAGATGGTTTTAATCTAACTCTACCAACAGTGACTGATGGAGCATCAACACCAGTTCCTATTGAATCAACGAAATATAAGCTAGATGCAATTTACGGCACGATCGAGTTTCTTGATGATTTGCCAAAAGTTGTGATTGGCTATACCACTGGCGCCGTGACACATACTACGATCGCATCTGACTTTGGCAAAGAATATGCATTGTTCTTTGAAGGCATTGATAAGATCAGCAAAGACAAAGTGTTCTTAGCTCTGCACCGTACAATTAAATCGCCCGATTCGAGCTTTGGCCTAATTCATGAAGAGTTTGGTTCTTACGAAATCAGTGGTGATGCCTTGGGTGATCTGACCAAAGATAAAGATGGTGCTCTTGGCTTATACGGTTATTACACCCAAATCCCAAAAGCTGTATAAACCTACTACAGGCACTTAAGCAGGATGCAATAGGCATCTTTTTTTGTGCCTGTACTTTTTGAGATTTCATCATGAATGATTTTTTTATGGCTTCAAATCGACCTGTCAAAGTTGGTGAGCTATCGGTGCACCAGCTGCAGATGCATAACTTTGATGAGTGGTCAGGTGCAGCGCAGGTCATCAAAGACTTTTTGAATAATCATCCAGATGGAACCACACAAATGATCTTTGATGCTCATTCATTTGAGTCGACGCAATTGATAGCCCATTGTTTGCAACACAGCATTGAACAGGTCATCGATCTATTTAAGAAAGAGGGCTCACTCAATGTCTTGTTATTGGATACTGTCATTAAAGTGAATGACGCATTTTTTTCCGAGCCGAAACCTAAACACCGGGATGATGTAGATCCGCGTAAAAAGAGTAGTTGGTTTGATGTATTTCAGCTTCTCGTATCCAATGGCCACTCACATGAAAGCATCATGCAAATGAGCTACGGTTCATTCCGACACTATCTTAAAGCGGCTCAAAAAGCTGAGCGTATGAAGATGCGTAATTTAGCGATTGCAACTCGGGCGCAGAACGCAATCAATAAGAAGTTCAATGAATTCATCAAGAGTCTTGAGAAAGAACAGTAACTTTCACATTGTGCTGTGAATTTTAGCAGGTTATGATTTATCCAATTATAACGAGGGGTAAATTCATGAAAAAATTAATAATTACAGCTGCTTTGATGTCTGTTTTTACATTAGCAAATGCGAATTTAGCAGGGGCAAGCATTAACGGTAAACAAGTTCGCAAAGGTCAAAGCTATGGTGAAGTGGTTGCAGCTGCAGGCCAGCCAACATCGCATTATGACTACGTTAAAAACGTGGGTGGTAAAGACGTTTCAGTACGCGAACTAAGCTATGTAGATGGCAGCAAAACTTTTACTGTTGTAATTGAAGATGGCAAAGTAACTACGATTCGTAGCGGAAAGTGAGGTTGCTGATGAAAAGATCACATAAGCTTGCAATTGCTTTCGTCATTTTATTAATAATTTTGATTAAGTTTGGATTGGTTGGTAGCCAAGATCATATGGAAACTAACCAATCTTTAACTGAAGACAAGGCTCAAATTACCAAGCAAAAGACAATTAGCCCTGCTGATAAAATTGATTTGCATGCCTATAGTGAATACACAAAAGAAGGCTTTCCTAAACTTTATGAAATTGTTGGAGATGATGGATTCAAGAAACTATTTCAGCATGACATGGAGTCAGCATACAAAGTGGCAGAAAGAAGTGATTGTGATAGGGTTATTTATTCTGCTTATTCTGAAAAATCAAATTATCCATCAAAGATAATTTCATTTGTACGCTGTCAAAATGGTAATGTCTTCGATGTTTCAAATGAGATTGTTGAAAAAAGATAAAGCACATAGGGGCTTATTTTATATAAAATTTTAACCACCGTGAGGTGGTTTTTTTACGCCTGTAATACGAGGTCTGCATGTCTGGAAAAAACTTAACTTTTAAACTCATCATGGATGGTGATAGCAAGGGGCTTATTGCTGCTGCCAAGCAGTCAGAAAGCGTTACTAAAAAGGTTTTTGAATCGATTAAAACTGAGGCAGATCAATTGAAGCAGTCCAGTGCTGCTGCTGCTCTTGCTCTTGGGAATATTGTTCCAGAGAAAAGTAAAGAATTGGCAGATGGCCTAACCAAATCTTTAAGCGGTGCAACCCAGATTATTCGTGATGCTGGAGATAACGCTAAAAGTGCAGCAAGTAATTTTACTGATTTTGGTAATAAGTCTGTAAAAGCTTTGGCATTCTTAAAATCAGATTTAGAAAAAGCAAAGATTAGACTTGAGGCCTTTTCAAAAACAAAAGCCACTCCTGCAGATATTGAGATTGCACAGAAACAAGTAGACCAACTCGAAAATGAAGTTCAACAAGCTGAAAGCGCATTTATTGATTTTCACACTGAAGTGGGTAAGGCAAATTCAAGTTTAAATAGTACAGAAACCGCGGCACAAGCAGCACAAAGTGGATTAAACAGTGCAAAGTTTGCTGCAAATGCACTAGCTAGTGCTATGGCAGCACTAGGTGTTGGGCTTGGAGTTCAAGAGTTAAGCCAAGTAGCGGACGCTTATACCAACCTCTCTGCAAGAATCAATATTGCGACTAAGGAAGGTGGTGATTTTAAGTCTGCAATGGCTGGCGTGCACCAAGTTGCTTTGATGACAAACTCAAGCTTGAGTGCAACAGGTGACTTATTCACGAGATTGAACGCTGTTGGCAAAGACTTGGGAATGACCCAGCAGAGTTCCCTTGATTTAACCAAGACCATCAATCAAGCAATTCAAATCAGTGGTGTATCTGCACAAGCTAGCGAGGCATTTACGCAGCAGTTCATCCAAAGCATGCAGCAAGGCACGCTTCGAGGTGAAGAATACAATTCCATGATGGAAAATGGTTTTGGGGTTGCAGAAGCGTTAGCCAAGGGCTTGGGTGTCACCACTGGTGAACTTAAGAATATGGCTGACAATGGGGAGCTTGGCGCAGAGCGTGTCTATAAGGCCCTTTTGAGTCAAAAGGATGCAGTTCAACAAACCTTTGATCAATTCCCAACAACTATCGGGAATGCATTACAGCGTATCTCAACCAGTTGGGAGATTCTGATTGGTAAAATGGATCAGTCTAATGGTGCGAGTGCAACCGTTGCTGATTGGCTGGTTACTATTGCATCCAACATGAATGTTGTAGAAGCCTTATTAAATGATATTGGGAAAGGCTTTATTTGGGTTGGGTATCAACTTAAAAAAGTTGATCCAGCCACAATTGAGGCGTTAAAAACAGCACTTATTAGCGCATATGAAACACTCAAAAATGCAGTAACAACTTTGGGTAATGGCATAGAGGCAACAATAGATCAACTTGATTTAATTCTTGGGAGTGTCTTTCAGTTTAATAGTGGTATAGATGAAGCGACAGATAAAACCAATGGATTTACTAAATTTCTACAGGTACTCAATGTAGCATTGAGTTTTGTAAGTGATGGATTTAGCGCTATTGCAATTGTTGCTAACTTATTCACAGGCGTGATTTATGATGTGGCTGCCGCATGGGCAAATTTAAAGTCAAAATTCACATGGGGTGATGTTAAGCAGCAAGCCATTGCTGATATGGATGCAATGGCAACCAAAGCTCAGGAGTATTACAAGAAAGCTTCAGATGGTGCCTTAGAGTTTAAATCCAAAGGCGTGCAAGCTCTTGATGAGATCGGTAAAACCCAAGATCAGAAAAATGCAGAAAGTCTGGCTCAATCTGAAGCAACCTTGGACCAAATGCTTGCTAATCAGCAGTCCGAGTTGAATGGCAAGAAAATCACCGAGGATGAAAAATTAAAGGCTGTTACGGCTTATGCTGAAGCTGCTATTGCTGCGAATAAAGGTGTCATGGATGGCATGATGCAGGCTGATCTAATAGCGAAAGGCTATATGGTCACCATGGATCAAGCTGGAAAAGTTTCAGTACAAGCGTTCAATCAAGCCACTGATGGTGCGAATAACACTGGTAAAGCACTCGTACAAGCACGTAAAGGCGCCGAGGCTTTGGGTGTTGATCTTGATATTGCCCTCAATCGTGTTTCTGAAAAATTTGCTGCTAACCAAATTCACTTGACCAATTACGCTAATGGCCTTGATGAGCTGGGCTTAAAAGGTGAGCAAGCTGCTAATGCACTGTATATGGGGTGGGAGAAATGGTTAGCATCAGCAAAGTCTGAAGTTGAGATAGAGGCTGCTAAAGCCAAGCTTCAATCGTTTGGTGAGCAGGGAAAATTATCAACATCACAGGTTGAGATGGGAATGCAGGCTGTAAAACGCGCCGTGCAAGAAATTCCCGATAGTCTGACACCCGTAGAGGCTGCCTTTGAGCGGTTAGGGATTAAAACCAAAGAGCAACTTAAACTTGCTGCAGATCTCGCCTTGAATGACTTCACTACCATTTTAAAAAGTGGTGTGGCTACTCAAGATGGTCTGCAACAAGCATATGAGGAAACCATTCGTTTAGCTTATGCCTCGGGCGATGCCCAAGTTATTGCTGCTGTGAATGCCAAGGCCGCTTATTTAGGGCTTGAGGTCCAAATGGATGCCACAGGCAAAGCCACGGTTACTAAACTGGGTGAGATCCAGCAAGCAGCAATTGAGACTCAACGTACTGTGAGTCAAGTGAGCCAATCTACGGCACGAGAGCAACCTGAGATCAGTGCTGAACAAAAGGCTACCAATGACCATTGGGATGATTTCAAGGCCAAGATGAAAGCGCGTACGGATGAGCTGAATGCCAAATCACAAGCGCGTGGTTCAGGTGGTGGTAATGCTTCATTACTGTCGAATGGTGGAGATTCAACTCAGAAAATCTCAGCCGTGCCGGATGCCCCACTTATTGCGACTTCGTTTGATATACAAGGAATTGAAAACATGCAACCAACTGAAAAGAAAGTGCTCGAATTGCAATCAGGTGGTAAAGCTGCAGAACTACAAGGTACGCCTGAAGCCGTTGATAGCGTTGAAGAGATGCTTCGTGAATTTGAAATGCTTAAACGGAGTATGTAATGAAGTTAATTCGTAAAACCACAGGAGAAACCATTCAACTTGAGGATGGTTTTTTTTGGTCTGATGAAAACTGGTCCGAGATCGAGCAGAACCAGGAGTATGCCATTAGTGGTGCCTTGATTATCCAAGAGGGACGCAAACAAGCAGGTCGGCCAATCACATTACAGCCTGCTAATAAATCGAAAGGCTGGATCAAGCTGAGCGATCTGAACACGCTTCGTTTATGGCAAAACCTGCAGGAGCAATTTACGCTTCAGTTTGAATGGCCACATGACCAGCGTGAGTTCAATGTGATTTGGAATCATAAAGACGGTGCACTGGAAAGCTCTACAGTCAAAGGCACCCCAGCAACATCATTTGATACTTATTTTAACGTCACCATGCGATTCATTGAGGTAAGCGATGCCAATTGAAACCAATAATTTAAAGCTCCTTGAGTCAGAACGCATTCGAACAGATGCTGAAGATGGTGGGGGTAAATACTCAGGCCGTGAAATTGTCGACGGTCAAAGTAATAACCTGTTTAATGATATTTCTGAGATGGATCGCACTACGGGCCGTACCTCTATCCAAAAGATCTATGCTGCGGTGGATACTGCTGATACCGATGCCCTGATGGGTGCGACAGTATTTATCTCTCAGAATGCGCAAGATCCAAGTGTGTCCGCCGTGTTATTCAGTACTGACAGTTGGACGGATGAACGTAAAGAAGCGCAGAACCGCATTGAAAACTATAATGCCAAAGGTGCACAGATTGCTGGCACACCTTTAGATACCCATTGGAAAGGAATGAAGTCTCTACAAGTGGCCATGTTTCCTCAGGAAGCAGAGTCATCGATTGGGAAGTCGATTGTATTGATCTCAAATGAAGGTAAAACTTTAGAGGTTGAGCAATTCCTACGGATCACTGAGGTGTCGACAAGAACTGCTTATGTGATGGTCGATGGCAAACAGGTGGAATATAAGATTGCCACTTATGGCCTCAGTGATGCATTAAAAGCTGATTTTGTGGGGCTATCTGCGAAGCAATGGTATAGCGGTGAAAAGAGCACCACCATCATTCGAGACACCATTGTGGCGGATACAGGTAAGTATTACTCCAGCGCCAATCTCAAAGAAGCTGCACAAGTCGGTGATTATTCTGTGGTTGCAGAGGATGTCTATACGCAGTTGGTGCCTTCAGCGCAGACTGAAACCCCGATGGTGAATATCAATGCCGCAGGTGATTCTGTAGCTTTGGTGAAAGCTAAAGATGGTGTGCTGAGCAAGACTTTTAACAATGTTACGATCAACACTGTGTCGAGCCTATATCTCGGCTCATCCATCATGCCGAAATCGGTAGAGTTCACTTTGTTTGGCTCAGTAATTACCGACGTGGGTGGAGAACTTAAGAATGCCGCTGGTGCTTCAATCGGTAGCATCAACTATCAAAATGGCTCTCTGGCTTGGAACGCAAGCGCAGGGACAGGTACTGCCAATCTAACGATTAACTTTATACCTGCAGCCGCGGTGACAGCCCCTGTTGAGTCTGATCTGATTTATGTGAATCAGGAGAACATCAGTTTTAACTGGATCCGCAACTTGGTCCCGCTGCCATCACCAGGTAGTTTGCAAGTGTCGTACTTGGTTCAGAATCAGGTCTACACGCTTCGAGACAATGGTGCAGGTCAATTACGTGGTTTAGATTCATCCTTTGGTTCAGGCAGTATTGATTACGATACGGGTACCATGTCACTTACAACAGGTGAGCTTGCGGACGTAGGTAGTGCAATCCTGCTGACATGGAGCAACATGATCACGGCTCAGGAGCGTTCAGGATTAACGATTAATAAAGCCTATGTCGAGATTCCAGTGAATGACTCGATTGTGGCAGGAAGCTTAACGGTCGGCTGGCTTTTGAATGGTGTGGCCAAGTCAGCAACCGATAATGGTCAGGGACAATTCACAGGGGATGCCACAGGGACCATTGATTATGCGGATGGTGTGGCCAAGTTGATGCCAACCTTATTACCCAATGGCGGTACTACGTTTAATATCTCAGGTCAGAAAGGGTCTAAGTCTTCAGTTCAAGTGACTGCAGTACCCAGCAGCGGTACGATCTCAATTGAATTGGACAATGGATCTGCTGCGTTGATCCCTAAGTCTGTGAAAGTACGTGTACCCGTCAAGTATATGAGCCACATGGGTGAGGTTGAGCTGCGTGATATGCCGATTGATGCCTCTACAGGACGTTTAATCAATGGTGCAGGTCAGCAACAGGGCACGATCAACTATGCGTCGCGCACAATGAGTATCACCCCAAGTACTACACTTGAAGCGATCGAGCGTGAGAAGATTATGCGTCCTTACTACGGCACGCACAATACTTCGCAGGAGGCCATTGCGGCAGGTATGCTGGGTATGACGATCAAATATCAAAACACCAGCGAAACGCACACTTTAAACCTGAATGAAGTAGCGACTGCTGTGACAGTGAGTGTCTCGTATCGTGATAGTTCAGCAGCTCAATCATGGTCGGATACCCTCATTGGTTCTATGCTAAAAACGGATTTAACCGAAGGCTTTGCTGAGCAGATTCTTGCAGGTTCGGTTCGCCTTACACTGGCTGATTCAACCTATGTCGATAAACTCGGATCACTTTATCGGAATCCATCGGTGACCACAGGCGCAGGAACGGTAGCGGGTCAGATCCACTATGGAAATGGTGCGGTAGAGCTATCTGCATGGGATGTAGGTGGGGCGAACAATCCAACGTTAGAAACCTTGGTGACTCAGCTTGAAAGTGTAAAAACTAACCAAGTGTCGTATCGTGCACCGATGATCCCTATCCGGGCTCAGTCTTTGACCTTGTCCGCCACTAAGGTGGAAGGCGGGGTATTGAATATCACGCCTGATGGCTCAGGTATCATTGATACAGCAGAGTGCGATGGTTTCTTTAACTTTGACCAAGGCTATGGCCAGTTTGTTTTTCGGCAAAAGATTGAAGTGACTTCTGCCAACCGTGCTGAAATTATGGCGCAGGATTGGTATGTAGCTGAGCTGGAATATAGCAAGGATGGCAAGCAGTGGATTCATAAGCCCATTATGGTCTTGCCTGAAACTATCAAATACAGTGCAGTCGGTTATAGCTATATCCCGATTGATGCAGAGTTATTGGGCTTGTCTGCAGTACGTTTGCCGATTGATGGTCGAGTCCCGATTTTCCGATCAGGTGAGATTGGGATAGTGAGTGCGAGTAAGTCGCAGGAATTACCTGATTATATTGCTGGCCAAACCTATCCATTGAATGATGCACGGATCTCCTGGTGTGAACTTGAAGATGCCGACGGCATTAAAATTCCATTTGATTTGTACACAGTGGACTATGACTACGGCAAAGTGACTTTAAACGGTGATTTTGCCTTGGGTAATCTGACAGGACCACTGACAGCCAAGTATCGCTATCAAGATATGGGTTTAGTGCGTGATGTCAAAATTAATGGCCAAGTGACTTTCACTAAGCCACTGACCCACAACTATGATCCTGCTCATACCATCGTCGGTTCTGCATTGGTCATCGGTGATATGCAGGCGCGTTATACCCGTAAGTTTGTACAGTCGACGTGGGACAATTTGTGGAAAGATGAAGCAGTTGGTGCAGCCATTTCAGCCAATTACAACGACATCCTGTATCCGATTGCCGTCACCAATAAGGGCAACATTCAAGAACGTTGGGCGATTGTCTTTACAAGTACAACTGCATTTCGAATCATTGGTGAAACTTCTGGCCAGATTGGAACAGGGGTCACGACTGAAGGCTGCGAACCAATCAATCCAGTGACCAATGCGCCTTACTTCATCATCAAAAAGGAGGGTTGGGGTAATGGGTGGGCATCTGGCAACGTACTGCGTTTTAACACCATTGCAGCCAATCATCCAATCTGGGTAATTCGCACGGTGAAGCAGTCGGAACCTACAGTGTTGTCTGACTCATTCCAAATTATGCTGCGCGGTGACATTGACCGCGTTATTTAAAGTATAGCTGCTTAACTTTTAATTCAAATATGACCGCTTTGGCGGTCTTTTTTTATGGGTAATCATAATGGTCGCAAGTACAGATATTAAGTTTTTCGTACATAGCAATAACAACGCGCCACAACTACAAAATGCCTATGGTTCAATGATTGGTATTTTGGATGCATGCTTGGTGAATGGGATAAGTCTAGGGCTGGTTTCTACACTGACTGCAGTTGGCACCACAGTGACAGCAGTATTTAGTAATGCTCACAACTTAATACAATGCCAAGTACTTAAAATCACTGGTGCGAATCAAGCTGAATACAATGGCGAGCATCGTATCTTGACGGTGCCAAATGCAACGAGCGTGACCTTTCAATTGACAACCGCGCCCAGCGTAACAACAGCTACAGGTACAGTCTCAGCATCATTACCCCCATTGGGTTGGGAAAAGCCGTTTAGCCGTGTAAATGAAGCGGGTGGTGGAAAAGCAGCATACCGATCTAAAAACACCCAATTATCCTCAAGACCCTTTTTACGTGTGGTTGATGAATTAGACCCAGCATGGACTCCTACGTATGAAAAGTACGCAAAAGTAGGACTCGTCGAAGAAATGACGGGGATTGATGACATGTCTGGTTTTCAAACACCATTTGATTCTAGCAACCCAGCCAAGAATTGGACTGGAAGTGGAAGTGGGAGTGCTGCCTACAATGGTTGGGCAAAGTGGAACTATGCAGTATTAAACAGTATTCGTAGTGCTTCTGGATCAACTCAAACACAAGCAGGCTCATCTCCCCCAGTCAATGGCGCAAGAGTGTGGTTCATTATAGGCAATGGCGATTTTTTCTATGTGTTGAATACAGTCAACTTATTAAATGATCAGTATTTAATATATGGCTGCGGTGTTATTGAAAAAACACTGAACACTGATGAGGACCAATGGTTTTTGGCTGCTAACTTATATTATTTACAAGCATCAGTGGCTTACAGACTTTATGATTTTAATAATCTTGCTTATCAGCTTGAATATGATTCCACCCCAACCATTCTGCTTTATAAAACAACAGGGAAATCAAATGAGGACAGATGCTTTTTAACCTGCATTAAGGTAACGAGATCAAGCTCCGCTGTAATGTATTCTGGCGCATCAAATTATGTTCTAAATACAGGGGATGCCAATAATCTTCCATTAATACCCCCTGTGTTTTTAGGGTTGGAGGGGGGTAATACTAGATTTTTAGGTTATCCACCTAACCTACTATGGGTTTTGAGAGACAAGCCATTTAGTGATTTTCAGACTATATCGAATGGTCATAAACTGCTACTCGCTAAAAAATTAATGGTTAGCTCTTCTTTTGGAGAGGTTGTTTTTGACTTAGGGGTTGATCAATGATTTTTAAGAAAGCAATTGGGACAACCAGTATGTTGTCGGAGTTTTCTGGTGGACATCAAATCATTGGAAAGACCCTTATAAAAGGAGGGATTCTGGGTGGATGTGATGTTCGATTGGTTGAAAAAAGAACTGGGCGCTTGGTATTTCGAACATTTTCCAATAGTGATGGTACTTACGTCTTCAAATATCTTAAACGCACTGAGTACCTAGTCATGGCAATAGATCGAAATGGTGAATTCAATGCTGTTATTCAAGATAATGTGGTGCCGAAATGAGTAAAACTTCAGTCAATGCTCGGTTTGCCATGATTCAAGCCTTTGCAAATTTCATGGATAACGGTAGCCAAAGTGCTACCGTTACTTTTTATGAAGGTGTACAGCCTGCTAGCCCCGCCGTTGCAGTCGATTCAAACAATGCTTTGGTGACATTGGTATTTCCTGAGCCGTGTATTAAAGAAACCACGCCAACTTATGTTGAGCTGCATCCAACCGACACAGGATCAGTCATTAAAACAGGCACAGCAACATGGGCACGTATTTTTAACGGTGCTGGTGAAGTGGCGGCAGATCTTGTGGTTGGGACAGACATTAGTTTAGCAAGTACCAATCTTGTGCTTGGTGGCACGCTATCAGTGACATCAATTAAGCTTAGACCTTAATTTCAAAGGGTGCTCATGTGGATTTTAAGCGAAAACTTGGCACCGTTGATGCTCATAATCTCAACTTAAACCTTAAGCCCGATAACATCGACAGTCATGACATCATTCTGAATTTTGAGCATCTGGCCGATGGCTCGACCAATCTTAATTTTGGTGATGATGTTAGCGCTGCTGTTGACACATCAGTTGATACCTCATTTACATTTGATATTACTGCTGTTTATGCAGATGGCAATACTAATACCGCAGTCATTGATACTGTTTTAGATACGGTGTTGCAGTTTGATGTGGTGGCTGTATTTGCTGAAAACACTGATGTTATTGGGTGGATTGATACCACTTTAGACACCAGTTTTAGCTTTGAAGTTGAAGCATTTTTTGCTGAAAACCTGTGCACTATTGATACAGTGCTGGATACAACATGGAAGTTTGATGTTGATTCTACATTTGATATTCATCATGTTGTGGGTGTGAGCTGTGGTTTGGGTGTACGCTATAAAAAAGCCATAGCAAGCCTAAGGGCAAACGTTATACCGTGGGCTAAACCAATTTTAAGAGTCTCAAATGAGGCTCTTTTTTTTGATCAAGGTTTAGTGATCAGTCATGGCAACAAGGTTGCCTTTGAGCGTGGCCAGACTTTATCTGAATCCATCCATGCTGCATTTGATCAGGGTGTGAAGCTTAGCCGAAATTTATGTGTGCGCTGGCAAGAAAATCTGAAGATTCGGATTGCACGTGATTTGTATTTTGATGAGTCGATCAAGCTTCGATTGAACCGTGAATTTATACATCAAGAGATGATCCGCAAACGCCGCAATATCTCGTTTTCACATCAAGTCGCACACGTCTTTGAAAAGCGTTTTAGCTTTGATTGGGACAAAGGACTGGAGCTAGTCACCCAGAATGAGATTCCTTGGGATAAAGCCAAATCCATTCATTATCGCAGGCATCCGATTGAACCATGGCCAGAGCCAGAGATTCCTGAATATGAGGGTACAGGTGATCTTAATTTCATATGCCTATGCCATGAAGTAGATGCACACAATGTTGAACTCAACTTCGGTGCAGATGATTGCATACCTGGCATACCAAATCGCAATTGGTGGTACATATTGAATAGTTTATCTGTGACGCGCCTCGACAATGGCGAAGAGATTGAAGTTTATGATGGGAATTACAGTACTGATCGCAGCTGCTGGTGTTGGTCTTATAGTTTGACCGTACCGGCATCCCAGATTGGCAAACTGGAACCAATCAATGGTCAACCTGTAATTTTAAAAATTACAGTGAATGGTACCGAACATCAAATGTTGCTGGAAAACCGACGACGTTCTCGTAAGTTTGCTCAAGAGACCTATACCTTAATTGGTCGCAGTCAAACCGCGCTGCTTGCTGCACCGACTGCGCCTTTACGTTCATTCTTACAAGAGAATGATCGAACCTCCGTCCAGTTATGTCAGGCAGAGCTAGATCGCGTGTTTAGCGATACGGTACTGAATTGGCAGTTAATTGATGCCTTAGGCTGGATTGTTGAGCGTGAATGTTTGAGCTATTCCAATTTAGCGCCAATAGATGCCATTAAGATGGTGGTTGAAAGTGGCGGTGGATTTATTTATAGCGAAAAGGGCAGCAATACACTGACCATTAAACCGCTGTATAAAAAGACCTTCTGGGATGTGTTGTCGATCGCTGAGTATGATTGCATGCTGCCTGAGTCTGCGGTGGTGAGTCAATCGACTGATTATCAGATCTATCCTGATTACAACGGCATTACACTGACCAATGACCGTAAAGCACAGGTCGCTCAAGTGAAACGCACTGGAACCAGTGCGGACACCTTACTACAGCCAGAAAATAACCCCTTATTTAACCATGTCAGCATGGGGGCATATGGTAAAGCCAAACTTGCCAAAGCAGGAATGGTCGAAACTCATACCTACAGTATGCCGATCTCGCCTGAGGTAGGTGAGTGTGTGCCAGGAGAAGTACTGGCCTTTAATGCAGAATGGTGGGGGATTGTAGATAGTGTCAGCGTCTCGTTCAGTCATGCAGTGGTCAATCAAACTGTGAAAGTGGAGCGTGTGAATCGTGAGTAATGCATTACAGCGTTTAATTGATTTACTGCCTACAGCTGCAGAGTTTGTAGGAACGATTACCAGTGTGGATCATCCCAACTACAAAGTACTGGTTGTGGGTGGATCAGGCCTGAATCTAGTCACCAGTTCAACACGCTACAACTTAGGAGCATCCGTATTTGTATCTAATGGTGAGATCAAACGACTCGCACCAGTAGGTGAAGTGATTCAAATAGAAGTTTAAGTTTTTAAAAAAGTGTATGGCACCCAATTGGGTGCTTTTTTATTGCCAAAAATTAGGGGGCGAAATGTCTGAAACAACAGGGCAAGCAATTGCTGAAGCGAGTGCTGCAGTTACATCAATTTCAACCAAAACAGCAGTAGGGGGATCAATTGCTGGCTTGTCGGGGAAGTTATTGGGCTTAGATCCAATCACAGCCATTGGTTTGCTGGTGGCGATAGCAGGCCTATTAGTGAGCTTTATGAGCTTCTTGATTAACTGGTACTACAAGCGTCAAGAAAACAAACGTGCCGAACAACTACATCAGATTGCGCTGAGTAAAGCGAAGGGTGAATGCAATGTCGAATAAAACGAAATACTGGGCAATGGGATTAGCAGCTTCAGCTGCTTTTTTTACGGGTTTAGAAATACACGAAGGCTATTCAGCAAAGCCTTATAAAGATACTGGTGGTGTTGTGACTCAGGGTATCGGTTCAACGGTAAAACCGAGTGGCCAAGTGATCAAAATGACCGATCCACCCATCACACGAAAAACAGCAAAAGAGTGGGCTAAGGTACATGTGGCCAAAGATGAAATTCCATTCCGTAAGTCTCTCCAGAGCGTGAAGTTGTCTCAAGTCGAGTACGACGTATATCTCGATTTTACCTATAACTTTGGTCAAGCCAATTGGAATCAATCCTCCATGCTTCGAAATTTAAAAGCCGGGAAGTACAAGCAGGCTTGTGATTCATTGTTGAAGTGGAAGTACGTGGCCAAACGTGATTGCTCTGTACGATCCAATAACTGTTATGGCGTTTGGACTCGTCAAGTTGAGCGTCACTCGAAATGCATAGGAGCGCAGTAGATGAGTGAATTTAAAAAAGTCAGCAAAGTGTTGCTCGAGTCTAACGGTATTTATTTTATTGAATGCCCTGGATGTAAAACTTTGCATCCATTTCATGTTGATCCAAAACATAAAATTCGCTGGGATTTTAATGGCGATTTAGAGAAACCAACATTTAGGCCAAGCTTAATGGTGAATCAAGGCCACCCTAACCAATGTCATTCTTTTGTCACGGATGGAAAAATTCAATTCTTGTCTGATTGTCATCATAGTTTGGCTGGACAAACAGTTGATCTTCCTGACGTGGAGGAATTCTGATGCCATTTCTTTTACTGATTTGGAACAACAAGCGCTGGACTTTAATCATTGTACTTCTGATTTATGCAGTGTTTCAGACATGGCAATCCAACTCACTGGCTGGTGATCTAAACACGGCAAAGGCTGATTGTAAAACTAAGGTACAGCAAGAAGTAGATAAGGCCGTGAAGCCTTATCAAGAAGCAATAACAAAGGCCAAAGAACAGAAGGCTATTACTGAAAAGGCTTGGTCGGATAAATATATTGAGGTAGAACAGAATGCGATTAAAAAAATACAAGATGCGAATGCTGCCGCTCGTAGTGCTGACTTGGCTGCTAGCGGGTTGTCAAAGCAACTCAGTGAAGCAAACAAACGTCTGTCCTCAGCTCCCCGTCAAACCATTATTGAGTACACAATTACCAACAGTGAGTTACTCGAAGCTTGCACAGCAGAATATCAAAGCATGGCAGAAAAAGCAGATGGACACGCAATTGATGTCGAGCGATTAAGCGAGGTATGGCCAGAATAAAATAACAAGCTGTGCATCCTACTTTCAGGGTGCACAGCGCATTCGATTTCAACAAAGGTGCATGTCACTGTATGTGTTCAGTGTGTGAATTGAGAAAGCCCTCTAAGTGAGGGCTTTTTCGTATAAGCTCTATTATGTTAATTTCAGATCAACTTATTTTTTATTCTAAACTCTATCCTTAATTAATGAGTGCTATTTCATTAAAATGGCTAATTCTTGCCACTCATCAAAATTAGTACTCCGAGGGATTCCCCAATTAATTTCTTGTCCTACCCTTAATACTCGCATACCTATATTTCTACGAGATGTGGCAATTTCAAAAAGATCTAACAATACATCCCATAATTCAAATATCACTTCACGCTTTGGTGAAACGCCTCTATGTGCTAAGTCGTTACGTGCTTTTCTAACTCGATTAAGTTTATGATAAATTTCGTTTTTTATAATTTTAGATAGTTTTAAAAGCTCATGTTTTGCGCTAATTATATTATTATCTATCTTTAATTGGAGTTGATCATGCCGTTTTTTCACTTTGGGTGAATAACTACTACTATTTCTAGAATACTGATTTATCCATAAAATCTCTGTAAGTTGTTCGACAACAATCCATAAATTATTAAGAGCATCACTATTATTTTGATTAGTTAAGGATGTATAACCATTTATGAGAAAAAAAGGCGAAAAGTGAGGAATTGACCTGATAATTTCCTGACCTTCAGAGAAAGCTTTTTTTAAATTATCAACACTCAACACTCTCGGATACATCAGTGGTTCAAGTAGTTCAGTTATAGATGCCCAATTTTCTCTTAATCGCGTATGAAGCGATGGTGTACAAGCGAACAAATTAGTTTTTTTATGTAGGGAACCAATCACTAACTCATGCGAATGTAAAACTTCAGCATGTATTCCACCTAATAATAAAGAACATAGGATTTCATTTAATTTGGCAATTCCTTCAGATCTTGTTGGGAAAGCACTGCACTGGGGAATTGCTATTGCCCCATCGTAGCTTACCAATGCATCCAATCTTTGATTAATTTTTAAAGGAAGTATTCCTACTACTTCTGATAATTGCATTCCAGCATAAGAATTTTCATTAATTTGTTCCAGTGAGAAACTTATTTGTTTTTTTCTATCGCTAACTATTGCTGAATATGGTCTTAAATGAACCATCCAAGCAGGATTAAATGACGGCACACTAGAAGTCGGTTCGACATAATCAAAAAGAGCATCTGATTTTTCAATCCAATCTCCTCCATACCAAACAGAAGTTTCAGTTGGTTTATTTTTAATTACGTCTGTTAGTGTTTTAGGAATATTACGATTATCTGAGAAAAATGGATTAAAATCCTCCTCAAATGCGTATATTTGGCCTGTCTGAGTATCCTGATAGTGCTTCATATTTTATCTATTTCAAATCATAAGTTTCGTTATGTTTATAACTTAATAAAAAGGATTAATAAAATTAAAAACTCCCATTTAACATAATAGAGCTTATACGAAACTCTTGAAGATTTCATATAATTATCAGAGTTTTAGTCACGTACGTTCTAGTGCTTAGTAGGTTAGGACGTAATTTTCGTGATTCTTCACGTTCCACGCATATAATTCAATCAAACTAATTATTTCATTATTTAGCATTGATTAACTATAAGACATCGCTACCCACAGTCAACATACCATCCCAACTAAAATAATCCCTCGTCAAACTTCCGCGACTCATCGACCAGCCACGATTCGGTAATTTGCATGGGCCGATCGCAAGTTTCTTGTCTCCAAACCTTTCCTTAACACCTTCCATTGCAAGCTGCAGCTTCTCATTTCGCTCTATCGATTCAACATCAGTGAGCAAGTCAGGAATGTAGGCCGCCTTGTTCTCAATACACGTTAAAATCACACCACACCTTTTAAACTCAACACCTTCTTGAAACAGTTCATCCATTTGCTTCATCACTGCTTTATTCATAACAGCGGCAGAGTCGGTAGGCTCAGCAAAGCCCACACTGATTGATTTCTTATAAAATGGTTTATTCTTATCAAATGGATTGGACTCAGCAAAAGCGATCACACAACCACATAAGCTTTTGTCTTCTCGTAGACGTTTAACTGCTGACTGCAGGTAATCACTCATTGCCTCAGACAAAGATTCTTTATCCGTTACACGTTGGCCAAACGACCTCGATGAGATGATTTGTTTTTTAGCGGGTGGGGCATGTTCAATCTCAATGCAGGAAATACCTTGCAACTCAGCAACCGTCTTGGCCATAACAATGGAAAAGAGGCTTTTCATATTGCGCGGCTCAGTTCGGGTGAGATCCTGAACGGTGTGCACACCCATGGCATGCAGTTTCTTACTGTGCTGTCGACCAACTCCCCAAACCTCAGATACATCGATCAAACTAAAAAAGTAATCCTTGTGTTTTGGGTCCATTGATACCAAATTGCAGACACCCGAAAAGCGTTTGGCTTTCTTGGCCATATGGTTAGCAATTTTCGCTTCAGTCTTACTTCGACCAATTCCGACCGATACAGGCAAGCCGATCCACTTAGCTATACGTTCGCGCATGTCTTGAGCGTATTCCGTTAAATCGAATTTATGCTCATATGCGGTGAGATCTAAAAAGCATTCATCGATCGAATAGATCTCATGCTCACCTGGTGCAACATAGTCGGCAAGGATGCTGTGAAAGCGCTTGGACATTTCAGCATAGACTTTGTAGTTGCTCGAAAGCACTTCTACATTGTGCTTCTCAACAATGTCTTTGATTTGGAATAGGGGCACACCCATTTTGATACCAAGATCTTTAGCTTCCTGTGAACGAGCAACTGCACAACCATCATTGTTTGAAAGCACAATGACTGGTCTATTATTCAACTTTGGGTTGAACACGCGCTCACAACTGACGTAGCAATTGTTCACGTCAATTAAGGCATAGATCTTGTTTTCGCTTCTCATCTGAAGCTCTTCAGAACACGGGTGACAACACCCCAAATAATGAACTCTTGTCCTTCACTAAAATGAATGTCGTCATAATCAGGGTTTTCAGCTTTTAGCCAACATACCCCAGCATCTTCACACATGAGACGCTTTACGGTGAACTCATTGTCGACCAGTGCAATCACGATATCCCAATGCTTTGCTTCAAGACTACGATCGACAATTAACTCATCTCCAATATCTATACCAATATTGATGAGTGACAGTGAATTAACACGCACGATGAACGTAGCGGCGGGATTCTTTATCAGGTGCTCATTAAGATCTAAGGTCTTATCGACGTGATCTTGGGCAGGGGAAGGGAAACCCGCTTGCACGCGCTCAGTGGCCAATGGAATAGCCATATGTGTGACTGGATCAACTTGGCGTATATGATCGATTTCAGGATCAGCTTTAGCCTTCTTGAGAAAGGCTTTGATTTCTAAAACAGAAGAGTTTGGCACACGGATGAGCGTGGTCAATTCTGAGCGTTTTCGCCCTGCACCGGGTCTCACGCCACCATGGTTATTGATATCATTCATAGCCAAACTTGATTTCTGTAACAGATTTCAAGATTGTAGATTTCGGTCAAAATAAATTCAAATTTAAAAGCTGTGGATAATCAATGCACCTTCAAATTAAATTAGGTTGAGCACCATTTTCAGATAAGCGGGATTTAGGAAAAGTGATGTACTCATCCTGCATTTCAAAGAAGAACTCATGAGCCTCTTTAAAACTACAATTCATCCATTCTTCGCGGTATTCATCAGGGATAACGATGATCGAGCGCTTCTCATCTTCAGGCTTATGAAATTGCTTCATGAAGGGATGATTATCGGCATTGATGGTGAGCATACTCATCGATCGGATCTGCTCTCCATCGATGACGGCATTCTCGTATATGGCCGCTACGGTAAAAGGCATACCATCCTCACGCGCAATGCCATACCAGTGAGATTTCCCATCAATGTATTTGGGTTCAAAGATGGTCTCGACAGGGATTAGGCCAAATTGAGACTTATGCCAAGCCTCCCTAAAACTTGGTTTCTCAGCAACCGTTTCAGTCCTGGCATTGTATGTGTACTTGCCGAAACTCTTTTCCTTTGCCCACTTGGGAATCATTCCAAAATTAACAGATCGCCATTCAATTTTGCCGTTATTGGAAAAGATCAAAGGTGAAGGATAGTTAGGAAAAATGTCTTCAGGGAACTCTAATTGATCAGGCTCAGGGAGGTCTAACAAAAATGCACGATTCTTTCTGATTGCTTCAAAGTTTGCGCACATAGACTTATCCCTGTTTATTCTTTATGATCATCGCACAAATAATAACCCAACCAAGAATAAAAAATGATTTCAAAACAATTTAGGATCGTCAATGGAATACTCGCAGTCATTGGTATTGCTGCATTCATATTTTTCCAGTATCAAATGAGACCAGACAAGCTTGGGGGCTTCACGGAAGGCACAGAAGAGTATTACGGCTATCAATATGCACGTGATAACAATCTAAAGAATGCGGATCAATAGACTTCCGTCATAAATCAAAAAACGTACAATTTATTTGATCTTAAAGTAATCAGCAAAATTATTTAATTCAAGGGATAATCCTTGGATGAAATTCAAAGATATTCAAAAATTATCAGACGTTAAGTTTCGTAGGCTTACCGGTGTTAGTTGGGCTACATTTAACCTGATGTTGGCCGAGCTAAATAAGCATTTACCTGGTCATATTGGTAAAGGACGACCGCATAAATTACCGTTGGAAGATCGTTTGCTCTTATGTATAGAATATTGGAGAGAATATCGAACATTTTTCCATCTTGGTATGAGTTACGGTGTATCTGAAACGAGTGCAATTCGTATCACACGTGTTATTGAAGATACCTTAATCCGTTCTGGAAAATTCAACTTGCCAAAACAACTTCCTAATCGAGATGAAGTGGATTGGGAAGTTGTTGTGATTGATGCCACTGAAATATTAGTTCAACGTGGCTTTGTTGCACAAAGATTTAAAAATTAA